ATGATCTACCTTGACATACTGACTGTCATTGCCTAGATATAGATCAGTTGTATTCCCATTTGCAGTTAGGTGTATGTGATCGCCATCCTGTTGTGTGGGGTAAATTGCTAGGGCTTGTCCGGGGCTTGCATTTGCTGGAGCGATAGTCAACCATCCACTACCTGGGCCACCGTTGTCAAAAATAGTACCACCGTTTGGTAATGTTAATACACCATCTGATGCTAAACTTACCACTGAGGTGCTAGAGGTCAGTTCCCATCCACTGCCGCCGCCAGTAACTTCACTACCATTAACCAATAGTACACCAGCGGTACTAATTGCCAATGTGCTACCATTCATGTTGATAGTTGAACCATCAATGGTTATTTCATCTAAGTATGTGCTAGGCTGCGGAACAACTGCAGGACTAGCATCGACCCATTGACCACTGTAGGCAATGTAAGCACGGCCGTCTAGGGTGTTGAACCATTGTGTGCCTGTTGTTGCTGTAGGAGAAGTATCACTAACAGTTACTGTTGCTGAACTAACTCCAACAACACCCGTGAATGCTGTAGTTTGAACTGTTAAGTCTGGGAATGTGATACTACCGTCACCGTTAAACTTCCAATCGTGTCTAACAACGTCTTCAGAATCTGTACGATCAAACGCTCTAATAGTTAGACCACTGCGATTGTTATCCAACCAGTCCATTTTTATCTGTGCTCGTTCCCCACTGCTGGAACCGGAATTAGAATACACACGAATGAGTTCACTACTTGATTCATAGGTTAGATTAATCCAACGCATACTAGTTGTTCCGCTAGAACAATCTTGAATAAATCTACCACCAGCGGTACCTGTTTTAATATCGCCAGGAGCAGTTAAGTTACCAATAGAATCTAATACTACTTCATAACTACCGTTGACTAATCTGTCTGTACTACCGCCACTACCTGTGATATTAACTGTAGTAATATCCCCTATTTTATCAACAGTAACACCTGTTCCAGTAAATGCCATTGTAGTAACATCTTGTACTTCATAGCCTTCTGGAGTAATAACAGTCAGTGGTGTTCCGCCGCTGAAAACATCTTCGTATTCTGTGTCTTCTGCTTTGATCTCTACACGGAAAGGAATCTGCTGCCAGTCGCCAGCATTGAAATTATTAATAGCATCTGCAACATTGGTTGCATACATGTTGTTGTTGCGGGCATAGTCTGCTTCAGCTTTGGTCCAACCACTACCCCCATTGCTAACTTCAATCTCATCAATCTTATTTCCGTCTTTTTGTACAGTATAAGTTGCTGGATTATAATTAGCACTTGGATTTTGTCCTGCCAATATCTCATAGCGTGTAGCGTCAATAACTGTAACTGTGCCGGTGATAGTTGGGTTACTGCCCCAATCATCTTCGTCATCAACTTCTTCTGCGTAGTAGCCTGTAGCACGAGTAACACCTGGTAAAACTAGTCCACCAGTTGCTGCCTGTGTAATAACATTATCACCGATGTAAACAGATCCCGGACCAACATACACGTGACGGAATCTCTTTGTAGCACTACCTAAGTCTTGTAGAATATCTGTACTAGGAATTAAATCTCCAGTAAGATTTAATGATACAGTTAATGTGCCGTTGTACAATGTCGAAGTTGTATCAATTCCGGCCGATCCAGTGTATCCAACATCACCCTGGCTACCTGTATATCCTGCACCTTCTGAACCAGTGTAACCAACACTGCCCGTAAAACCAACACTACCTGAATATCCTTGCGGGCCCGCATCACCTGTGCTACCAACATAGCCAACATCACCTTGACTACCTACGTAACCAACATCACCTTGACTACCAGTGTATCCAGTGTCTCCTTGGCTACCAACATAACCCACATCGCCCTGTGATCCTACATAACCTGTATCACCTTGACTTCCGTCATAACCTTGTAATCCACGACTTCCAGAGTAGCCAATATCGCCTTTGCTGCCTACATATCCGATATCGCCTTTGCTGCCTACATATCCGTCAATTCCTCGGCTTCCCACATAACCGTTATCTCCCTGACTGCCTGTGTATCCAGTATCGCCTGTCAGACCAATATTACCCTGTGAGCCTTGACTACCGGTATAACCTAGATCGCCTTGCGGACCAACAATGGGACCAATATTTTCCCAAAGCTGTGTTCCTGTATTCCAGAAATAAACATCTCCGTCTGTGGTGTTAATCCAACCTTGCCCTGCTGTACCAAATCCGACTGTAGATGTTGTTACAGTAGTTGTACTACCAACTAATACTATACTAATACCTTGAGCGCCCGTAAGACCTTGTAGACCTGGGGTACCTTGTGCACCTTCGCTACCAGTGTAACCTCTGTTACCCTGCTGTCCAGGAGCGCCTTCGCTGCCTACGTAACCAATATCACCTTGGCTACCTGTATATCCAGTATTGCCTTGGCTACCACTGTAGCCTATTTGGCCATCATTTCCTACTAGACCGCGGTCACCTACGTCGCCTTTGCTACCTGTGTAACCTTCACTACCTGTGAAACCTAAAGTACCTCGACTACCTGCGTAACCTTGATCGCCCTGACTTCCGGTATAACCTACTCCTCGACTACCGGTATAACCTAAGTTACCTCGACTACCGGTAAAACCTGTAATTCCTTGGACTACTGGAGTTTCACCTACCCACTTAACACCATCGTATACATATACTACACCGTTGTCTCCGGTATAGGTTAGACCTACATATAAGCCTGTGTTTGGAAAATTTAGTATTGCCATTTATTGTATATTCCCGATTATGTTAAAAAGTTACGCCAGCAAATTTTAGCCAGCTGTTAGTTGCTACACAGACATACATACTAGTGCTGTCTACTGCAATCTGTCCTTTTATGCCAGTTGATGTACTTGCCGCAGGAACACTCTCTGTTAATAGTATCGAAGCATAGGTTGCTGTAGTTGATCTTGCCACAGTTCCTGTGCTAGTAATCGCATTCCATGGAGTCTTTTGCCATATTGCTCCCGGAGTAGGATCAGTCATTGTAAAGACTGTGCCTGTAGACAAACTATAGAAACCGTTACCAAAACCGCTTACATCAACTGACCATGTATTAGTAGGATATCCATTATCAACTACTCCTGTGATGGTCCAGGTGGCAAAGGCAGCAGATACAGTCCAGCCAATTTCTGGAGTAATTGCTCCTTTGGTAAAATGCAAAGTTGCTGTAGGATTAGTAAATTCTTCTAACTGTGACAACAGAATAACATTAGTTGCCGAAGTATATGTATTTGAACAATAATAAAAATACGAACTGTCAAAAGCAATATCACCTACGGCATTGGTGCTTGTACCTGATAATGATGTAGGAGCCGCAACCACTCTTAAATTACCTAGGCGACCAGCAGTAGTAGCAGTTGTAGCACTGATAGCACTTGCAACCAGTGTGTTTGTGTTAAAATTTGAAGTGTAATTTAAAGACGTTGTCAATTCTTGTGTTACTGGGTTATAGTTAACAACAAAGTTTGTTGCTGTGTAAGTATCATCTCGACGTAGGGGAGATTTTAAAGTACCATCTATGGATAAACTTACAGTCCAAGTTCCATTAACTAATGTAGATGTTGATTCTATGCCCGAGCCGCCAGCGCCGCTACCAGTATAACCAACTGCACCAGCGCTACCAGTATAACCAGTACTACCTGTATACCCTGCACCAGTACTACCTGTATAACCAACAGCACTAGGATTAGTGTCAATCCAAGAATCATCATAGTATATGTAAGTACGGCCGCCTACGTCATCATACCATAATGTGCCTGTGCTTACACCAGTAGGGGAATTGCTACTTACAGTTACTAATGAATTTGTTTGTATTGGGGCGCCATTAACTGTTAGTTGATTATTAGAAATACCTAATGCAACTCCTCCTAAATAGATTGTACTAGTGCCTACATACAAACTACGCCATTGTTTATTTGCACTACCTAAATCATATGTGTTGTTATTACTTGGAATTAAATTTGTAGAAACAACTATCGAACTTGTTGTTGTAGATAAATGACTTAGTTTATCAATTTTCCATGTGCTTGAACTACTAAGTTCAGCACCAAAAGTAAGAGTAGTTCCGTTATCCGTTCCAATCTGATATCTAGCCGGCACATGGCCAACAGTTGAAAGAGGACCATCAACTGTTACAGTTACTAAAGCCGCAGAAGCTAGTCCGTTATTATAACCAGCAAAAACAATATCAACAATCTCATCCCCGTTTTGTACGTTAGTAGGTGCCTCATGGTTTCCACGAGTTCTATAATATGTGAAATTTGAAGCTTCTGCCGAACTATGATGTTGAGAGTAATTAAATCCACCAATTGGATTTGTAGTGTGGACATTTCTTACTACTGAAAATACTGGTGATATCCCAGCTTCTCCAACTTGTAAAACTGGAAAAGTTGCTGTAGTAGAAGGAGTATAAGTAACGGAGGGAAACGCAGATAAAGTTGTTCCAGATGCGGCATAATAGGCTAATCTATTCTGAAGTCCGGTAGTAATATTGGCAGAAGAGCCAGTGTATCCAGTAAGGCCCGCAGACCCAGTAAAGCCAGTAGCACCACGTGACCCTGTATAACCTCGACTTCCTGTGTATCCATCGCCTGCCCCACCACCAAAACTAGCAGTACTCAAATAAGCAAAGTTATTGTTAACCTTGATGAAGGCAGATCTTAGGCTATCACCGTTGCCGGCATTTGCACTCGATCCTGTGTTAATATATTGAATAGCCATTATCTAATTCCCGCCAATTTTTTAATTGATTCTAATTCTTGTCCTTGTTGAGCACTGGCAATCTTTTCATATTGATCCATGGTAAGAATCCCCATATTCTTTATAGCCAATATACGTTCTACTAAATCGTGTAGATCCTTGTCTGTTTTAATATCTTCACGGACTAATTCTAGTACACGGATTAACAAAGGAATATCAAGAGAAACAAAGTCCTGTTTGTCCTGCATTTCTTTGGCATTTAAGGGGCTTGCTGGGTTAACAATGCCGGAATGGATATTGGTAGAATGGCTCATGACACTATTTAGTTTGGATTTTTATAATCCAAACGTAAATAATCAATGTTCTTGGAAACAAAAAAAATCTCCGTTCAATACTCTAGAAAGAGTAGTCTAGGGGTTGAACACCCCTACTTGAGAACCAAGACCGTAGCAATACTTAAATGTAATTCTTGTTTGTCTATATTTGAGCGCGATTTAGGTAAAATGGATCATCGTAGGGTCAGTGAAGAATACCAGCATGTCTGCTCAAAATGTAATCCAAAACAGTTTGCTCAGGCTTGTGGAGTAGAAAATCGCAGATTATGGAATTTACCTGTGGACAGTGATTTAAAAATAAACAAGTTATGATATTGACTTTTCTGGTATTATATGCTACAATAAATACTATGGAACAATAATCAGCAGTATAAACATGTCAACTTTAATGCTAAACGCAGACGGAGCACCAATCTCCTATCTGCCATTATCAACAATCCCCTGGGAAGATGCTATCAAATATTTGGTGCTTGATAAAGCCACACCTTTGGAATTTTACGAAGATTGGATTGTGCATAGTGCAAATTGGGAAACACCTGTGCCCAGCGTTATGATCCTAAAGGAATACGAAAAACGTAAGACCAGTATTCGATTTTCCAAACATAATGTATTCCTTCGCGACGGATACATCTGCCAATACTGCGGTGATGATGTCAACAAGAAAACTGCTACATTAGATCACGTGTTGCCAGTGAGTCACGGTGGTAAGACTACCTTTGAAAATACTGTGTGTGCCTGTTCTGATTGTAATGCCAGTAAAGGTAACAACAAGAAGATTGTACCCAAGGCCAAACCTTACAAGCCTAACTACTTCCAGTTAGTTGAAAAGCGCAAGAAATTAAGTTGGGATTACCAACATCCAAGTTGGAAACAATACTTAGAATAAAAAGCCCTGAAAAGGGCTTTTATTTTGAACGGTAAACAATACGACACTTGGTTAGGTCGTAGGGGCTCATTTCTACTTTAACACGATCCCCTTGCAGGATTGTTATTCTATTTTGGCGCATCTTGCCCGAGATGTGTCCTAACACTGTAGAGCCTTGCTCTAATACTACCCTAAACATTGCGTTGGGTAATACTTCTTCAACCTTGCCTTCAAGGCTGATTACGTCTTCTTTAGCCACGATTAAACTGTTTCTCCTTTTAAGCCTTTTACTACGAGATCCTTAGCTCGTTGATTAAGATCAGCTTCTTCAGCTTCACATAATTTTGCACCTATCAAATTCATATATTCGAGGAGTGCCGCTTTTCCTTCTTCGGTGAAGTGGCAATAATTACTACCTACTGAACTGAAGTAGTAGTATTTACGGTTTTTCATTAATTCGGAGAGACCTCCGAACATAACTTCTTTAATTGCATCTTTATGCATTTTAGATTTTTTCACCTGCTTTAAAGCCACGGAACCGGAGAAATCGGGGGAACCGTAGACTCCACACGTCTTCGCTATCTTGACTCCGAGTCGCCGCATCTGCTCGGACTTCCACAATCTGACCCATGAGTGCATCTTGGTCTGCCCAAAATTCATCACGCTGTTCGTCAGTAAGGCCTGAACCAACATTAACACGGATCTTTTTACCATCGTCTTCACCTTCGCAGATAATTGCACCAAGTCTTCCAAGATTTTTACCCGTGCCTTCTTCAACGGCTACAACGGCTAAACTAACTTCGATAAATGGCTTTTGTTTGAGCCAAGATACGTGACGCTTACACACATATTCAGCATCTACATCTTTGATCATAATGCCTTCGAAGCCTGCTTCAATAGCATCTTTATTATATTGTTTGAACTGCATCTCACCAACACCAGTGTCCAGATCAATTTCAATCTGTGGGATAAGATCAATACTGCCAACTTTTTCAAAGGTAGCCTTCATACTGCGGAGAAGGTTGCTTCGGCGCTTTTGTCCGAGAACGCTTTTACCCTTTTGGAATTCGCTGAGTGGCAAGATGTCAAACAACATTAAACGAGCATCTTCACTTTGAACATCACTCTTACGATGCACCTGCTTCATCAGTGCTTGGAAACTTGAACTAACCATTTCTCCGTCCAGGACTAGGCTACGTTCAAACAGTTCAATGTTTGCTTCCAAGGCTGCGGTGATATGCCCAAAGTTTTCCAGAAGTTTTCCGTTTCGGCTGTACATACTTGCAGTCTTGTTTTCTGCATTGATAATTGTGATAACACGAACTCCGTCAAGTTTCGGCTCAAGCAGTTTCTTACCTGTGATTTTCTTTTCGTGATTAGCACCATCATGTGCTAACATACATTCAAATACCGGGACGGCATTCTTTTTAACTTTGTTGATTGTTTTCTCTGATACACCGCAACGAAGATCCTTGATAAGGATTCGACGATACCAATCGTTCCATTGACGTTGTGTGCTTGCAGATAATGCGAGTTCAATAGCATCTCGAGCATCGTGGCCAGTAAGCTGTCGAGTATACAACAAATGGCAGAGTTCTTTAAATGCTTCCCAGGGCAAGCCCTGTCCATCAGGACCACCATGACTAGGAACTTTCTTAACACCAAACGTGTAGAGATTGTCCAGGGCCATACGCATACCTTCAAACAATTCTACGTTGTCAATTTCTGCTTCTAGTATTGCTTCTTTGTTTAGGCGACTAGGGTGGTCTTCCAAACTGGAAATAACTCGATAACAATCAGTCATATTAAAAGGGGAGTTGGTTGAACATACAACAATTATACATTCATTTTAGCAGATTGTCAACTGAATTTTTACCATTTTTAAACGGAGAAACTACTGCCGCAACCGCAAGTGGATTGGGCATTTGGATTTTTTATGGAAAAGCTAGATCCCTGTAGATCTTCTTTATAATCAATCTCAGCACCTTGTAGATATTGCATACTCATAGCATCTACTATAACTCTAAATTCCCCAATTGGGAACTCAAAATCATCTTCGTTGAGTTCTTCATCAAAGGTAAATCCGTAGCTAAATCCACTACAGCCGCCGCCCTGCACAAAGGTTCTTAGGGCAAGTTTTGGATTGTTTTCCTCCATTAGAAGGTCTGTAATCTTTGTTTTAGCATTTGATGTTATATTGATCATACTACTATTTACACTATAAATATCCAAGCAGGAGAAAAACATGGAACAATACATGGATGACTTTCAAAACTACAAACGATTTACAGCTAAATGCAAATGCGGTTGTCCTGCACACTGCAATCATAGTTGTACCAAATGCGAATACTGCCCGGACTGCGAATGTCCAGAGTGCGTGGAACTAGATAAAAGCAGGGGATACAATTAATGTCGTACTGGTCTAGAGCAGATACCAAAGAATGGATAATACAATTAGAACATCGTATTCAAGACATAGACTATTATCTTAATAAAGCCGAGGAATGGTGCGATGAATATGGAATTGATAACAATAACCTAATATTCATGTGTAGTTTTTTAACCTGCGTTTGGGTTAGTAATATGAGAGGTGAGCCCATTACCTTTAATGAGCTTATGGAAATACTCGGGGTTGACGAATGGAATGATGACGAGGAAAAGTATTACGAACTAGACGAATGTTGGGGAAATTTAGATTTCCACGAGTTTCTAGAAAAGGTTGTAGCTACGTATTCTGAAGATGATGATTAAGAATAATCTTTAACCGGGCCGCCGTGAGTGGCACTTTTGAGTTTGCGGCCCTTTAGCTTTACTCCGGAACCTTTTACACCTTGTTTACCAGTTCCAGCTGTATGGTCACTGTCGTGTTTAAGTAAACCGTTACTCACACATTGGCTGTACCGGACATTGCTCAAACGAGAATGCCCCACAGAGCATTGGCTGGCTGTGGGGGTAGGTAGTTTCTTTTCGGCTAAAAGTTCTGTGATTCGCATTCAGTTATTTATTTGAATACAATCATTCCTAACATTACCACTTGTCCAATAAATCCTACGCAAATAGTGGAAACATACAGGAAGTTCTTTTCGATAAGGCTTTTAAAGAACAAGGTAGTCAGTGCGGCCCACACAAAGATCATAAGATCATAGGGTGGTAACTTATCGCTCTGTGCTAGAATCATAGCAAGTAACGTGGGAACAGCCGCAAAATGCAATAGCACAATAGTAATCCAGCCTAACGTATGAGCACTAATATGTCCCAAATGTTCCTTAAAGAACATGTAGATAAAGTTAATCAGTTTAGAGACGAGTCCGATAAATTTCATTTTAAGTCCTTATTTGTAAAAAATATGATTGCCAATTTTTGTAATCTTTTCACGCTTCCATCCTGGATTAATGTAATCTCCGTGAAAGTACATTGCATCCTTTAAACTAGGTAATCGGAATCCTTCTAGTAGAACTTTTTTAGCAACTTCTTCACTTTCCTTAAAATTAGCTCGGTTAACAGGTCTAGCCATAACAGCTCTGTCGCAGACCCAACTGAATTGACACAGGACCTTTTCATAGACAATGTTCTTTTGATAGATAGTCTTACAAATGTCAGCTGGATATAAACCGCTTTCGGTTCTGTTTATTGTTACTTGTGCCACGGCTACTTTACCTTCAAAAGGCTGATTGCCTGCTTCGTAGTAAATGTTTGTAGCAAGACAGGCCAATTGCCTTTCTCTCAGTGCTGTTGTGATTTGGGAACTCTCCATGGACTCATATTTGTCGAGTTTATCAACAACTATCCATTTAAGCATAAACACCGAAAGCATCAGTGCTGTTACCATTAGTAGAATTTTTACTGCTTTTACTAAAGCTGTAACATCCACATCCGGTTGTTCCTTATCTAGCGTTAACTCAGTCATTGAAGACCTCCTTTTTCGTTAGTGGTAAAATAATTATACAACAATGACTATTATACAGTCAAAGTTGGTAAAAAGCAAGCGATTTTGGTAAAATTTAGGAGCAGACTGTAATTCCGTACATCATTTCAAATCGATCTGCATCACTTCTATCATTGACCATAGGTTCGCCTCGAATGTTAAGGCTTGTGTTCAACAACATTGGACAGCCTGTTAGGGCGTACCATTTTTCCAAGAGTCTTCGAATTCCCGAATCGTCTTTTGGGACAGTTTGTACACGACTAGTCCCGTCAGCATGAACGATAGCAGGAAATAACTGAGGGTGCCTACAACGAGCGACTGACTGCATATACCTGCTGTTACTCCAGCCAGGAGGCATATCAAAGTACTGATCAGCCAGCTCCTCCAGAATAACTGGGGCGAAAGGTCTGAATTTCTGTCTACGTTTAATTCCATTTACTTGATCCTTAATTTCTGGACCTCTTGGGTCTGCAAGTAAGCTACGGTTGCCTAATGCCCTGGGTCCAAACTCTGCACGGCCGCTTGCTACACCGACTATCTTATTAGTATATAATTCTTTAATAACAGCGTCAATTGGATAGTTACCCGGTATATCGTGTCCGAGGAATGCGTCAGTCCAATGTATTTTGTATCGATATCCCAGTGCGGCAGCGCCTAGACTACTGCCAGCGTCACCCGGATTGGGCATAATCCAAATGTCCTTATAGTAATTCCCTAATAGTCTATTAGCTGAACAGTTAAGGGCAACACCACCACCGTAGACTAGATTATCACTGCGTCCGAGTTGTTTGGCTTTTTTAATTACGGTTGTTATTAGAGTTTCGACTAATGCCTGGCTGCTGGCTGCAATATTGTAGTGATCCCCATTAGGATTAAACGCTGGATCTATTCCCTTGTGTAAATTGTATTTGAAAGTTAACTCGTCTACATCTTTAATTAAATGATCTTCTAAATTTACAGTATTAGATCCGTAAGCTGCCATACCCATTAGTATATATTCTTCATCTAAAGGACGTAGGCCAACATTTGCAGTCATTGCCGAATAAAATAGCCCTATACTGTTAGGGTATGATTGAGACCATAATTTTTTATATTCGGCTCGACCTGTGTCAGTATCGTATTCAGCATGCCAAATAGTGATAGTGTCAAACTCACCGATAGCATCAATAATCACAACTGTGGCATTATCAAAAGGACTTGTTTGAAATCCTGCGGCTGCATGACTTAGATGGTGCCCATGAGTATATATCTTTCCGTTGCCTAATGTTTTTATATTTGCAGGACCAATAATGTTTTTAACATTCAAGTTAGCAACAGATGGCTGTTGTCCTGCTACTAGTTGTCTTAGATATTTTAACCAAGGTTTTTCATAATAATGAATTTGATATTCTGTAGTATATTGTAAAGCGTCTGCGATTATAGAACTACATAGGTTATCATCGTGCTTGTTCTTACTGTATCGCTCACTATGGCCAGCAAATACAATGTTCCCAGAAGAATCTATAACACTTAGGGCGGCATCGTGAAAGCCGCAACTTAAACCAATATAGTCCATATTATTTGTAGATAAAGGGATCTCGTTTTTGAAGTTCTTTTATTCTTTTGCGTATCTTTCGCTGTTCTATTCTAAATTTAATTTCTCTAAAAATAAAATTATAAAATCGTTTAAACATTGGTTTTCCTTAAATTTTTCCTAGTAGTAACGTTGCCACAGCATCATGCACTTTTTCTGCAAAATGGCGTTCAGGACACAGAACGCCGATATTAATATCTTTGGCTATTTTAGGCATCTCTACTGCATAACTAAAATTTGCATATTCTTTAAAATTATTAAAATCTTTTATATCTTTATTAACAACATTATCTTCAATAATGTTAGAATTTCCTGCGACCCAAAGTAACTTTATACTATTTACTTTACAAAAATCTTGAAGAAGAATTACATTCTTATAGAACATAATCATTCTGTGGTAACGACTTAGGTTTAACAAATAAAATTGAGATATTGGATTATTGATATTATCAGTTTTTGCCAAAAAATAAGGTTTCCAAAGAAGATCAGTGTTGTCATTTGGTAATTCCAATCTTGACGGGTCGGCAGTACCTATAAGTGCAACAATATTTTTATGTTGTTTTTTTATTTCTATTAAATCTTGTAATGCAACCCTAGTTATTCTGTCATTACTGCTGCCACCTTGTGCATTGTTTAAAAAATTACAATTTAAATGTTGTTGAATTTTAGCAGCAAAATTTTTGTTATACTCTTCTGTAGAAATTCTTTTTAAGAATTCATTAGATCTAAATTCATTTCTTTGCCGATCTTCTAAGACCCACGAGGATATATGCTCGGGTCTTTCTTCGCCAAAGTTGTAATAACCGGGGAAATCTTTTTTTAAGAAATTACCTAGTTCTTCTCCTTTAACAAAACTATCACCATTAGCATACAAAAATAAATCAGTTGACATAATTTTACTTAACTCCAATTAGCATGTACCGGGTAAATCTCCAATCTGGATAGACAAACTGTTTTTCTCCTGCGTATATCTGTTCAGTTGTAGGAAATTGAGCTACAAACTCTTGTAAACAAGTGCTATGTATATAATGATCATTATGTATCATGTTGTTACCTTGTAACGCCACTGTGGTGCCTTTAGGAATACGGTGCCACCAATCAAAGCTGTCAAAATGTTCTGTGCTGGTATTAATTACTAAATCAGGCGGTGAAAATTTAATATCTAACTTGTTGCAATCTGCTGTATGTGCTTTAAACTTCCAATCTTGGTAGACCCAATTCTCGTTGATCATGTCTGCAACTTGTTCGCAGTACGGATCAACATCATAACTTCTAATAGAAGATATTGCCAACTGTCCTCTACTGCGTAGTAAGAATGCCGTTATGCCATACCACCCACCGTAGATCCATACTGTGTCTATGCTAGAAAATTGTTTCTCTAATTCTTCGCAGAGCCAAATCTTACTGCCAACTTGCCCACTACTAAACGCATCTTTATCTACGCTCAATATCTGACTCATTGCAGGCATCTCCGTATTGTATTTCAACTATCCTGCAAGGGACATCATAGGGATTAGATAACTGATGCCAATCTCCTTTAGGAATCTTATAAGATTGATGCGTTGATAATTCGGCGGGTAGGAGAGCGTATCCGTTTGGCATCATAGAATATACAATGCACTGTCCTTCTGATACTAACCAATATTCACTTCGCTGATCGTGCCGTTGCATACTTAGGCTCTGTCCAGGCTCTACTGTCAGTTCTTTAACTTTAGTACCGCTAACTTCGTGCAGGACACGATAGTATCCCCAAGGGCGTTCTGTTTTAGGAGCTTTCCATTCTTCAAGAATCCAACTACTACTATTTGCTTTGTTAGTTCCACCAACTCCGAATACAAACTCTACGTCATCAAATACCATTTCTGGAATATTATCTCTAGTTCTGTCTCCACCATTGGCAAAGACTATTTTATCCCTAGGAAACATTTCTGTTACTTGCCTAATAGCATCTATAGCACTTCCATCATCGTCATTAAATTCTATAACTCTGTGGACCTGATATAAGTTTTCAATAATAGACTTTCGTTCGGCGACCGGCATGAACGATCTACCCTTTTTGCGGGCAAGCCAAGCGTCACTGTTTACACCTACAATTAATAGGTTGCCTAATTGTTTTGCGGCTTTGAAGTAATCAATATGACCGCTATGTAGTGGATCAAAGCCACCTGTTACTAATACAATTTTCATTTGATTTATTTAACTTTAATAAAACTCGTTTATAAATTTATTATACACTCGTTAAACTAGGTAAGTAAAGATATTAACTCATTTCAATTACATGTCAGACATTTTAAAAAAATACGTATGCATCTCACCGTTTAGGTATTTGGACGTTCAAGGAACTAGCCAATATATTTGTTGCCCTTCTTGGTGCCCTACTAATATTCGAGAAACTGAAGATAACCATATCAATTGGGATCCAGTTTCATCGGATGAAGATTTATTAAAGAATTGGAATTCTCCAACAATTCAAGAAGTTAGAAAATCAGTAGTCGATGGATCATATAAGTATTGCAACCATAAAATATGTCCAGCTTTATCAAGCCTAATAAACACCGGAATACCAACACCTGTATTATTAGAGAGATCAGCATTTGAACATACCTATGACATTAAAAGCATAAACGATGTTAAAGACTTCCAAGGATTACCTGAAGAGATATTATTTGGATTTGATAGAAGCTGTAATCTAAAGTGTCCATCTTGCCGAGCCGATCTTGTTTCAAATGATGATGTTGATTCTGATGAACACGCAAGAAAACTGTTACTGCTGTCATTTATAGAGCAATCATTTGCTTCATCACTTAAAAAGATTATGATAACAGGCAGTGGAGATCCGTTTTACTCTAAAATCTACCGAGACTACCTGATTAATTTTAATGAGAATCTTTATCCAAATTTAGAATGTATACAGATTATCACCAACGGCGTTTTGCTCAATGAAAAAATGTGGAACAGTCTAAAATCTAAAAAGTATATTAAGGTAGTAGAGATAAGCATAGATGCTGGCTGCAAAGATACCTACGAAAATGTTACTAGACTTAATGGAGATTGGGATAAACTTATAGAAAATATTAAATTCTTAAGCACACAGTCTTCAATTATACATATGACATTCTCAATGGTTGTCAGTCAACACAACTATAAAGAGATGTTACAAATGTATAATATTATCTCTGATATTTTCAAAGAGTCTACTGTAGGATTTGATGTTCATTATCGTCAATTAGTGCATTGGCAAACTGGAAAGTTCTCTATTAAAGAAGTTGGTGATCTTTCTATTTTTGAACCAACACACACGTTGTTCAACGACTTTGTTTTAGAATTGCAAAAAATAGCTACCTTAGATAAAGTCAACCACAACTTCCATCACTTGTTGTAATACAGTTCGGGATACTCAACTAATACATGTATGCCGCCCCGAGTGTATGCTGTTTTATAAGTATCTACAATATCAGTGGCGTCGGTTAAGTTATGAAAAGTTGTATTAGGACACATTGATTTAAATTCAGAAAAATAGTTGCCCTTATGCTGGTGACCCGGGTCTAACGGAGTATCAGCACCCTTGCCTAATCTGATCAATATGTTAGCAGTATTTCCAGTCATTGATTTAAACTTATCAACGTGGTTGACTAACTGATTGGCTGCTAATAATATAAAATCCCAACGAGGATAAAATGTTACCACTGTCTTTCCAGTCATTGCAATACCTAATGACATACCCATTTGAGTTTCCTCCATTACAGGAACTTCGATCATTTTATCCTTAGGTACGTTACCTAGTGTAGTACTCATAGGATTACCAGCATAGACAATTTGTTGCCCTATGAAGATTACGTTTGATTGATTCCCTAGGAAAGTCATTGCATCTGTTAATGCGCCTTGATAGGGTGCAGTTGTAGGTTTGTTCATATATTTTTACTTTTTAAGAATGGAAATAGTATATTTTTACACCAAAGTTTTGTTCCGTATGCTCCTGGGTGAAAACCATCTGAAGAAAACAGTTCTGAATTTCTAGATGATTCAATACGTTGTTCAGGAGTTAACATTTCATCTTTCTTTTTTGAAATAGTTAAAAAAGACTCTAAGTATTCTAACATACCCTGTGTTATTATATTGTCAAAATCTAATTGTTTATATAGATAATTTATAATTTGGTGGTTTTTGTTATTTTCAATATCGTTGAATACAAAATCCATATAAAATTGCTGTATTAATGTTACATTATGCAATTTACAAAAATTCTGTAACATTATGATATTTTGTAAACTGTCGTGGACTTTGCCAACTCCGCCAGTAAATTTATCTATAAGGAAATGTTGTTGGGTGAATCCTAATATATAATCGTTTTTATTATTACCATGCTCAGTAGTATACCATCCACCGTTATTCGATCTAAGATTTTTTAAGTTTAATAAACATCTATCCGTTAGATCCATTTTTTTAATTGTATCAGGGTTGTCTATATACCAAGACGATCTGCTAGTTCCGCTCCACATTACTATAACTAAAATTTCCTCAGGAGGTATTCCTTTGTTAAACGCTTCAACTAATTCAAACATTATTTTTTTTTGAATCATCCCTTGGCCTTGACTGGGAAACGCTGTTTTTATAGATATTAAATTATCATTTTTAGATTTTAAATAATTCTCTAATGTATGGACCCAACTATTTTCCCAGTTAGTAAAACTACACCCCCCAGTAATAAAATGACTAATCATTGAGGTTTGGATTTTTCTAGATATTTTATAATACCGTCTGCCATTATATCATGACATTTTACAGAAGGATGATGGTCTTTGGGAGGTTCTTCAAAGTTGTCATAGTCGCTGTTAATTGTAAGGTACTTATGAATAGACATTAATTTTTCAATGCTGTTAAACGTAGTTCCTTTGTAGTCTAATGTTATAAATCTTTCAGCTAACCAGGGATCCGCCTGTATGTATTCAATCATGTCTTCGGGCCAAACTAATACTCCTGTCTTAATGCCACGTTGTTCAAACTTTTCTAAAAAGAGTCTAATGTTAGATGCATCTTCTTGTTTAGACTTATGAATAAAATCTTCAAATGACATTTTGTTCTCATTAAGCCAGTGAATAAACTGGTTGAGGTTATCAGGATTTTGCCAAAAGTCACATCTTTGTTTTGGTCCTATAGTTTTTCCGTTGTGAGTGATAGTTAGTGCAGTTCTATGCCACTGAGTGACTTGAAAGAAAACATGAGATATATCATTGTAGTCATAATAGTATTGCCCAGGATCTTCAATGGATTTTTGTATTTCAGAAGTATCACTAAATCTATTGTTCCAATATTCTATAATTGAATGAGTTGAACCACCATTAAAGTTTTGAGTTACTTCAAATGTATTAAAATGATTAGCGACCTTCCTAGGGTACCTAGCAGTTTCTAAAAATTTATGATGTGACCACCTTACTAGATATGATTGGTAATGATCAGGAGGAGGCTCTTTTAAAGAAGGCATATTACTATAATAGTAAAGTCCTTGTCCCCATGTGAATGAACAGCCTGCAAAGACCATTCCTTTAGAAACTACTGCATCAGGTTTGCTTATCATGTTTACTCCAACTAATTTCCCAATCTTTCCAATCTGCTGCTAGGCAATCAACTTTATAATCAAGTCTACCACCTACTATTTCTTGAATCTTATTCTTAGCAGTGTTACGAATTCCGTTTAGACCATGTGTTAGTTCTAAGTTGTTGCCATCTTTGATTCCACGACGATAATTAGATTCGTTGTGCCATATATGCAGATTCATCTGAGATACTACAACAATAGCACGAATAGTATCTGCGGTAATTGTTGCACTTGTATCAGATAGAATAATTTGTATATCATGTACAATATCAGCAATTTCTTGTGAGTATTCTTCTTTGTGTTCTGCAATGAACACTTCTTTTAATTGAACAATACTTAAACGATCAATTAGATCGCCTAGTGTATGTAAGTATTTTCTTTCGCTCATAAGTTAGTAAAACTCCTGTTGTTGTGATTTATTATAAATTGATATGCTTCAATTAATTGTTGGACACCATAGTCTAGATTATAAAACGGTATCCAGCCTAACTTTTCAATCTTTTCGTTTGATACAATATAGTTGCGTTTATCAAAGTCTTCTTTAAAATCGTCTTGTTTGATCACAAGATTAGGGACATACTTTTTAATTGTTTCTGCTAGTTCTAACTTAGTTAGATTTGCAGTACTTAACCCTACATTGTAAACTTGTCCTTTACACCGATTGTAATTCCTAATCATAAACTCAAATGTTTGAGCAATGTCTTGGACATGAATATAGTTACGTTTAAAATGAGCTTCAAACAATACCAAGTATCCATCTGTTACACTCTTATAAACAAAATCGTTGACTAGCAAATCTTGTCTCATACGTGGACTTACACCAAACACTGTAGCAAGTCTAAGTACAATGGCGTTACCTCTTTTAAGTACATACTCTTCAGCATCACATTTAGTTTCAGCATACAGACTTAAAGGTTTAAATGGACTGTCTTCTGTAATAATATCCGGGCTAGAACCATACTGACTGTTTGTATTAGGAATTATTAATTGTTGGTCATCTCTAAGAAAATCTGCAATTTTTCTAACATGATAATAATTTACATCAATAGCCATCTGTGGATTTTCTTTACAAGCAGGCATCCCTACAATAGCAGCTAAAGGAATGATAACATCGTGGCCTTCTACTAAAACTCGTAGTTGCTCCGTATCCCTAACATCGCCTTTGATAAATTTAAATCCAGTTTTTTTAAACAGGTGAAGTAAGGATAACTGTTTGTACATCAAGTTATCAAACACTGTAACTTCGTAGCCGTTATTGAGCAAATGCTCTGCTAGGGTTGATCCTAAATAGCCAGCGCCACCTGTAATTAAAACTTTCATTTAAACTCATCCTTGTTTTCTAGATACCAGTCATGCGCTTTCTTAAGTCCAACAGCCAGTGGAGTTTTTGCAGACCATCCTAACACACTATTAATCTTATTAGAATCAATTCGGCGAGTAGGAATCATACTAGGCTTGCCTTTGACATATTCAATAGGATTGTCGTTGTTTACCAAAGACTTCATTGTGGCCAATACATCGTTAACAGAGTAAACATTGTTGCAGCCTACGTTGAATACATCATACGTTTCTTGTTTTTCAATTACTAATTGTAATGCTTCAACAAAGTCGTCTATGTATAACAAGTCTCGTAATTCTGTGCCGTCGCCCCAAACAGGAATTGGATTCATATTGTCTGCTACTTTGCGGATAGTGGCTGGAGTTACATGACATTTGGCAAAGTCATACTTGTCATGCGGTCCAAACAGATTAGCAGGACGAATAACAACTGTGGTCATTGGGTTAGGCAAATACTTAGAGTATAACTCGCATTGTACTTCAGCATAACGTTTCATCCAGCCTACTGGAAAATAAACAGGATATGGTTCATCAAACAAAAAGTCTGTTTCGACTACTGGAGTATCACCTTTAGGAGGATATACCGTGTTACTGCTAATAAAGATATACTTACTAACCTTGTTGCGATAAGCACTGTCAATAAGGAAGTTGTTCATAGCTACATTAGGTGTAACGTGTGCTAATGGATCTTGCACTGTATCTACAGCATTGCTTGTGCTAGCGGCTGCATGTATAACAATTCCAACATCTTTGGTAATTTCTAAACAGTTACTATACTCCATTAAGTTACCTGTAACATACTCAACAGAGTCATGTTTGATACGAGGTTGTCTTGTATGGAGATGTACTCGAATATTTGTATATCCGTCTGCTACCAGTTTGTTGGTTAAGTTTTGTCCAACTAGGCCTGCACCGCCTGTGATTAAAATTTTAGTATTTGTGTTCATTTGTTTTTTTATCTCTATTGTATATAAAATCTATATAGCAAAATCTTTTAAAATTATTTTTAACAGCTTCGACACTATGTATAATATCGTGCTTGGTAAAATCTAATATAACATAATTACCTCTAACAGGCAGCACCTCAGTGCGAACCTGATTTTCAGAAATAATCAATTTGCCCCCGTCATCATTATACGTAACGGGATTTGAAAGATAGATCAAAACAACACAGAGACGTCCAGGGTTGGCGCCATCAGTGTGTTCTTTGATAAAGTCATCTTTTTCAAATATAGTAAAACTATCAACATGATGGATGTTAGTTTCATTTAACTCATCATAGATTTTAAAAGCAAGGGCTGCGGAAGTTTTTCGGAAGAAATCAAAGATAGGATTAAACTCATGTGTTATATTAGTGGTTTCATACCACTGTTGAAATACCGTAAGGCCTTTTTCTTCTACTAGCTTTCTTCTTTCTGGTATCTGTGATATTGCTAGTTTGTTTTCAAGTCCGGGCCATCCCTGCTCGTTTATGTTGTGCCTGTAAGTATAATGCTTTGATTTATCAACCGATAAATTTATTAGGTCCTCACTAAACTTGTCCATTTCATTTAAATTCTCAAATAGTTCGGAGATTTTGCCTACATGGTATCCTTGTTCAATTACTTTATGATCCACCATTACTAGTTCCTTGTCATTATGTGCGTTTTTAATTATACCTATTTATATAAGACAAAATTGTTAGCTTGAGACCATCTTTTAATGTTGTTCTTGGTAAAATATTGTATTTTTTTTGTTTAGTTGCACTTAAACATCTAAGTAAATCACCGTTGGGCTTAGTCTCATCCCAAACAATGTTTTTCTCTGTTCCTTTGATTTCTTTGTAGACTTCTACTATTGTTTCTATAGTTTCTTTGATAGTAACAGCTTCGCCGCAGCCAAAGTTGATTACATCGTTGATTTCTTTCTTAACAACATCTATGCTGGCCTGAGCAACATCATCACCAAACACAAAGTCTCTACGGGCTGATCCGTTGCCCCAGCATACCATATCACCTTCTACATTCAATAGCTTCCATATATTAGCACTAATCACTGTTGCATCTTTGGCAAAGTTATCGTTGCATCCATAGATGTTACTAGGACGGATAACAGTCCACTTAGTCCAATTGTGCTGTATTCGTAGTGCATCTAAGGCAAGTTCTCCCATGCGTTTAGTCCATCCTGGATGCCAATCATTCTTACTGGGCATTGTAGACCATACACTGTCTTCTTCCATAACATCAGCAGGAGCATATACACCCACAGATGATAGATATACAAACCAATCTACATTTGCTTTAAAGGATGCCTGTATCATATTCATATTGAACATGCTCATTGGGAACATGTAGTCAGCAGGAGAAGTTGCTGTTCGAGTAGGACTGCCTTTGACTCCGGCAATGTGTAGCACAACGTCAATCTTTTCATGTGCAAATAAGTCTTCGCACTCATGCAAGTATGTTAAATCTTTTAATGTAATAATACACTTACCTGGATACTCAGCTTCTAATGAACGTAGGTCGTCGCTAATTCTAATATCAACGGCATATACTTTAGATGCGCCTTGTTCGAGACATTTTCGCACAGCAGGAACTCCAACTAGTCCACTGGCTCCGGTTACTATAATTGTTTTTTGTTTAATTTCCATGATTTTTAATTTTGTTAATTGTTATTTCAAAAGGATTGTGATGCATATAAGACTTACAATGATTTTGATTATGCACTAGTATATCTCTCATTAAATAATACAGTCGATGAATTTCTTCTAACGACATTTTACTAAATCGTTCTATCTCTTTGGCAATCATTGCCATACGAACTTGAGGATCTTCTTCATTGTCATAACTTTCATCAATGACAGGATGGAACGTTTTAAATCCTAGGTCTTGCAGAGTTTTTAAAGAGTAAGGATTGCCAACATATATAAAAGGTTGTAAATTTACTATTGGGTGAAATGTTTTTTCTGAGAAGAACGGATGTTTAGAATCACCTTCGCTGAAAATGCTTTCTGATGTAATATGTATATATGAATTTAGGTAATATTCTTTTTTGTTATTATTCGTAGCAAACCCATTTAATTGTTCACTTGGTAGTTCTTGAGTATCTAATTGATACGGAACCATATCAAATATCTCTTGGGCATAAGTTTTATTTCCTGAATAGAAATTTAACGTATGGTCGACTGCACCTTTGCCGCCGCCAGAATGCACTAAGAAACTAAAATAACTAGTATCTAATAAATTTAATTTAAGTGCAAGGTAGGCTAAGAAGTATCTATGGGGTTTTAAATTCCTATTAAAGCATAAAAACTTTTTAGGACGAAGTTGTTTAACATCTAAGTCAGGTTCTCTAACTAATTCTGACATATAACCTAAAGATGTTATCATTGGATAATTATCTATCCTTTCTCCTGCTTGTTGCAGAGGTAAGAAGCCACTTGAAATATTTAATTTACTGTCTGGAAATTCTTTAAAATACTCTTGATAGTTATTTCCGGATATCATAAAAATATTATTTGAATTTATTCCTACCTTGTTTAGATATCGTTCTACAAATCTTAACTCACTAGAAAAGTAAATTGGATCATGAATACAATTAAATACCAGTTTAACTCTACCTGTTCTAATATGATTCAAGACTACTGGATCAATAGTATCAATAAAATAGTATGTGTAGTCAACTCCATCTAAGTGTAAGCAATGTTGTTTATATACGCTATCCAGACTGGCTCCTATATCTACAGGAAAGACATACACAGAATCATCGTCAACAATTTCATCAATTTTGATTATGTTCTTACGAGGATAGTGCTTGACATAGTATCCTATAAAATTTCCTGCACGAAAAAACGCACTCCAACTATCAGATTTATTAAAACTTTGAATTCGATTTATAATTGTATCACGAGGAACATTAGTACCGATGTAATTATCTTTAATGTGTTTAATGACTGCAGGATGTATTCCGTTCAGTAGGTAGTCTTCGTATCCGTTTATAGGATATCGTTCATTGTAAATTAGTTTTAGAACGCGATCCATTTTCCAGTTCCGTAATGTGGGTATTTTGATTTGTAAGAATAGTGTATTACATCAGCGGGAATATCTCTTTTAACATTCCATGTTGCTTCTGTGGGAGTATAAGTTGAAATGCCATTGTCTTCTACTACAAAATGTAAAGGAAGATCAAAGTTCCTAGCATACTTCCAAACTTCGTAGAATGAACCACTTTCAAAACTCATGTCACCGACGAAGACCCAAACTTTATCATTGAGGCCGCTTTGCTTGATTGCCTGCGCTACTCCTAGCGCAATCGGCAGCGTTCCTCCAACTATCGCCGAGGAATAGAACTTGTTTTCTATATTACACAGCGTAATAGATCTACCAGCCAAAATTTCTTGCTCAATCCAATTAGGATCAATGCCTTTTAATAACGCATGGTAGTGTGAACGCCATGTAGAGAATACCCAGTCAGTTGTTTGTATTCTTTTAAATATTTCTATCAGTGCAGATTCGTTGCCGTGTGACAAATGCACAGGACCTTTAATTTTAGCTGACTCCCAGTGTTCGACTATTTTGTTTTCAAACTCAATTAAATCATTTTCTGAAAATCCCGGATCGTCTCTTACGATCGAATACTGTTCTAAGTGTTTAATCATTATCTATCTCTTTGTTGTAAGGTTGGGGTGGTAGTTGGCCATTCAATATTAAATTTTGGGTCGTTCCATTTTATAACACCTTGTTTGTTTTCATCTACATATTCACCTTGATAGAACAATGTATAATGAAAAACACAGTCTGTTAAGGCAAAGTGACCATTAGCAAAACCGGGCGGAACTAATACTTGATCTCTAGTCTTTTCTGAAATTATATAGGATTCCCATTTACCAAATGTAGATGATCCTGCTCTAACATCTAGAACAACCAAATAGATATCGCCAACAAGGGCCTGTACTAATTTCCATGTCTTGTCGTCGTAGTGAAGGCCACGAAGCACTCCTGCATAAGATTTTGAGAACCTACTATGTACAGCAACATCTGCAGGTAACAAGTTATTAACTGGATGTGCCTTAGAATGATAGGTTGTAAATATTTCTCCTCGATATTCTCTATAAATGCTAGGAGTAAAAATTGGAACTGCCTTATCAAACGTATTCAAATATGATACAGAAATATCTTTCCAACTACTGTTTTTATAATTCATAATTGATTTCCATTTGATAATCGATCGTTTAGATATTTGATTAATCCTGATGAATGTTTTTCATTCTTATAAATCTCTCTCAAATGGTGATGGTTGTAAATTAATATTTCTTCCATATTCCAATACCACTTATGAATTTCTTCTTTGCTCATAGCGCATAATCTTGTTATTTCTTCATAGATCATTTTAACTCTTAGTGCAGTATCTGGCTCGTCATCATAGCTTTCGTTAATGTAGGGATGAAATGTTCTAAATCCCAGTTCCTTAAGAAGTTTTAATGAACCTTGAAAAGCAACAAAGAAGAACGGCTGAAAATTTGCCAAAGGAGAAAATACTTTTTCTGTTAAAGATTTATGTCCAGTATTTGTGTATGTTTCTGTGCAGATGTCAAAATACGAATTTTGATAAGTCAGTTTATCCTGCCACTTCCATGCTCCAATTGAATCAAAATTAGAATCTGGCTCTTGCTGCAATCGATGAGGGAAAGTTTTACAGAATTCCTCAATCTTTGCAGATTCTAAAGTTATTCTAAAATTCTTTTCTAATTTTTCAATATCATCTCGAATAAACTGTTCAGATGACATCCACGACCAATCACCTTTATCTAAAAGACCGTCAGAAAATAGTTGATATAAAATTGCTTTCCTATGCGGCCTAGGTCTTCTAATTTTGAAAACAAAATAATTTTGTCGTAGGTTTTGACGTGTTTGTTGCAATATCTCAACAGTCATCATCCTATTGTGATCATAACCATAAGATGCGTTGACCATTAGGAACGGAAAATTCCTAACAATCAATCTACGTTCCTCTTCTGAAAACCAGGTTTCATAATTTTCCTGAGCATTAAAACTATTATACGCTAATACTATTTGCTCTTTAGGAATGCCACTCTGAGCAAGACCTTCGTGTAGTTTAACGTAAGTAGCCTTATCAACAAAGTTCTCTAATGCATAATCTAAAAATATAATTGCTCTTCGATTTCTAACATCTTCTAAAACTTCTTTAGATATAAATTTCCAAAAGTATTGTCCGTTTAATCTGTTACCAGTACCGCTTACTCCTGTGAAATCATCAAAGTGAGGAGTTACTCGTATAGGGTATATGTAGTGTTTAAATCTTTTCTTACCAAAGAATACAGAATTTTCGTAGCAATCTACATACCACGAAAAAGGTCCTGCCACTAAATGGGGACTCCCTCCCCACGAAGTAGTCCAGTCACCGAAGCTATTTTCAAACATATAGGTTAGAACATTCTGATAAGTCCCTATACTATCAGTTTGATCAAAAAATGTATGTCCGTTTAATCTGTTAGAGTGCAATGAATGTAGGTAGTTAGCCATGCCCAACTCTGGAGGAATGGCGTTTGGTAACACATAATTCGGAAATGTATAATCGTAAAATAATGGTAGGGTTATTTTTGTCATTTAGGATATCCAAACAAAGGACTTAAATATCCCTTGTCATATTTTTTTCGAAACGTTTGATAAAACTTATTAGATTGATTTTCTAGTTTAGAATAATCAAATTCAATCTCAGATTGATCTAATGTTGTCTTTGATCGATCAGTGACAAGTTCAGGAAAATGATCTTGGGCAAATTTAAGATGAGCCCGCATAGAAGGATGGCCGTCTGGTCGATTGGTATCTTGCCAGATAGGAGAGTCGCTATTCTCGATACTTTCAGTTCTCCATTCATCTAATGTCTTTTTAAAATCTAAAATATTATAGATATCTTGAACTTGGTTAGCCTGCACTTCATTAGTTGTATTTGCATATTCTCTATTATCAATACCCATTAAAATCTTATGTGGAATTTTATTCAGGGTTAACGTATTTTTTATAACCTTTGCAGCAATCCAAGATTGATAGACCATCCATTCTTCAGACCACATTACATCGATAAGTTTTCCGATGTTAGGATTTTTAGTATGAGCAAAATTAGAAAGTAAATCTCCTTCAGTTACCCATTGGCTGTTATTCATATAAGAAAATCTACCAAACCCTGTGAGCATTACTAAAATCAAATCATTATCTGGATTAAATTTAAAACGGTCATTGGCTTCAATTACCTGATTCATGATATAGGTATTAGATGCACCACTTCTTCCGTAGTTGTAGTGTTCGTCAAAATTAATACCTATAAAATCAGCCCAGGTTGGGTAGCAATAAAGTGTATAACTACAGCCGAATGCAAAAAGTCTCTTTTTCATTTTAATATTTATGTAGGGCTATATTCACCAGTCTCCGGAGGAGTAATCCCATCCTGATTCAACTGTTTAATTTCGAATACTTTTTGTAATTCAATGTTATTGTACCATTCAGCTAATCTAGGAAATGTCGATACTAGATCTTTTCCTCGACGTTGATCATATTGTGTGAAAAAACTTTTGAAATCATGAAACAACAACGACTTATCATCTGTGACTGTAACATGACCTTTGTCTAATACTTCAATGTAATCTAATAGTCTTTCTATTTGGGATACTTCTGAAGGAACTAACAAAGTTGAATGTTTATTTTTATCATACCAAATTTTTAAATTTTGATGTAGTTCAAATTTAATATCATCGGGCAATGTTAATGGGCTCATAAAACTTGGCCACCGTAACATATTGAAACTAAGGTGAGGTTTATATTTTCCATATTTAGATTTTAATTCTAACATGTCATCTAAGAATTCTGTAATGCTGAACAAACATAGATTGTTTATTGTCATCATCATTGTAACTGCTCGACATTTAGCATTTTCTATAAAATAGATTAAATTGTTTTTCCAAAGATTATAATCTAATCCATCTCGTATATACTCAGCATGGGCACCAAAACTTTCATTGCTGGTATACAAATCAAATTCTTTAATTGGTAAAGTATGTGTTATACTAACAAATTTATGGAGGGCTTTTTCGCTCATGCCTAAATTAGAATTAACTGCGAATCGCAAGCCAGGTGCGTCAGCAGTATGCATAATGTCAACAAATCTCCAGAAGTTCTGGCTTACTGTAGCTTCTCCACCAGTGATCCTTAATTCATAAAGAGTCTTTGATAGAGTTGGCCACCATTGAAAAAATGCTTCAGTGTATGCATTATTATCTAGATGTTTACCTTGAGATTCTGCCCAAGACCCATCGGCTTCATATGCTCCGCCTCCACCACCCGGAGCAATAAAGTTCTGGTATGCTCCATTCTTTTCTAAATCTTGTAACCAAGTAGTGCTATAACCTGCATTGCAATAACTACAGGCAAAGTTACATTGCCTGTCAAAACTAATCTCAAGAGTTTGTAAATCAACATCAGCATCCCAGGGTAATTGTGGAATACTCGCTATGTCTTGAATAGTGTACTGCTGACTTTTATAGATTCTATCACTAACGCTGTCTCGGCCAATGTCTTCTATCTTCCAACAGTAGCCGCATTCAGCAGGTCTAACACCTTCGAGCATCATCTTACGCATCTGCTTCTTATGATCAGTGTTATGTATTGCACTAGGATTGTTCTTAACCTGTTCAGCATCGATCAAGTGCGGTAAAGGTAAGTGGCAGGACCCTGTATATCCAGATCCTAATTGTATACTAGCATTAAACCACTTAGCGGCGCAAAAACTTGTGCTAATAGAATTTAGATGCTTGTCTCTCCAACGTATTAAATGTTCAGACATCTGTTTTATCCTTGATAATATGTTTAGAATTTGTCATTTCTCCGCACAACAGATAAAAATCTTTCATCTCAGGAAATGTTTCTAGAAAATTAGTGCCGTTCCTTGCATCGAGTTGATTAACGAAATCGTAGAACTTGGCCCTATTTAAAATTGTATCAATGTTGTCACCAGCTTCAACTGCTTTAATTTTAGTTAATATTTGAATAACAATACGTTTTAATTTTTCAAGTTCGTAGTCTTCAAAGCCCTGATGACTGTTCCAGATATGTTGTCCAGTATTCCTAGCCATAAAGTTTATAGCAGGAATTAAATATTTCTGTACAGTAGCTTTGTCAATGTATTGAGCATCTAAAAACCAAGGTTGTCGTAGATAAGGCATGTCAATACCGACTACTGACTCTTGATCAGGGTTAGCTGCTTTTCTTTCTGTAAAAGATTTGCCAACTTCTCCTAGTTCAATACCATACTCAACTTCCCACGATGCAGCCATGTTGCTGTTGTTGTATTTTCTTTTAAGAGACAACTGCCATTCTAATAGTTCTTTAATGCTAGTAACACTAAAGATATTAAAGGTACACATAATTGTTGCTCTAACATTAGGAATCTTTAATAGCTGCTCATATCTCTTTTTAAAGAGATCAAAGTCTAATCCTGCCCTAACATATTCAGCTTTCTTACCCCAACCGTCTACACTAGTAAACACCGTAAATCTTTTTACTGCCCTAGCTGATGTAATTAATTTAACTTTCTTAATAAACTCGTCCCATAGTTTATCAGGGGCGCCAAGATTTGTGTTAATGTTAAATTCTAAATCCGGATTAGGATTAGCAATGAACCAGTCTATACTCTTAAACGTTTCTTTGCTTAACAAAGGTTCGCCGCCGGTGATACGGTAGACTTTTAGATGCTTGTATGCTTCTGGAAACCATTTCCAGAATGCATCTACATAAGGATTAAATTCTCTCTTTTTATAAGCCAACGAATCTAAATCTTTTTGATAGCCCTGAGCCCATTGCACTTGACTGGTATTTTCTAAAAGTTTAATAGGGCCATGTCTCTTTAAATCTTCAACCCATTGAGTGCTATACTCTGGTCCGCAATATGCACATTTAAAATTACATACATTGCTAAAGTCTACTTCAAGGTAAGTTGGATAGAAATTGTTATTGGGATCTGATTCTTGAATCCTATCATGATGTTCCAGTGCCCAAGGTTCAATGCTCTTAAAGAATCTATCACTGTGACCACCACTGTCTTCAATTCGCCAGCAATAGTCACACTCTTTTGGACGTTTACCTTCTAGCATTTCTTTTCTAGCATGTTTTAAATGTTTGGTATTAAACAAAGCGGCTGGATCCATTGCAATTTCTTCTAAAGGAATCTTATGTGGAACAGGGTGATGGCATGAGTGCGTCATTCCTGTTCCTAGATGCATAGTAACCTGTGTAAACTTAGCAAGACAAAAACCTGGACCAGTGCTATCTAATAATTTTTTAGCTGTTTTAAAATTATCCCCGTGATTTGCCTGAACTTGACCACTGTTATATCGTAGCCAAATTACATCGTTTAGTTTTTTCTTAGTCATCTTTATTCTATCTCTTTAAATTTTTGTTCTAACCATTTGTAATCATTTATTCTCAGGAGAGCTTGATGATCGTTTATATTTTCTTTAGCATACTGACTGCCTGACCATGCGCCTAACATTGCATATTCACCAAATGGTTTATTAGCATCAGAGTTAAGCCATGAAGTTAGTTTAGCCATCTGATTAGCTTTGTATAGCTTAACGCATTCTCTAAAGGCACTACGCCAAGTTGCAAACTCATCCACGTTAAAAGAAGTAATACAACTAACTCTATCTTCTGCACGTATCTTTGGCATGATACCTGTGAACATGTCTAGAGTATCCCATTTCTTTTTCTTCATAAGGATGCTCTTATTAAACAGTTTAACACCTCCGTTTTGATAAGTCAAATTGTTTACGGGATTTTGACTGCTCCACACATAGGCGCAGTCTCTGTCAAAGATACTTGGTTGGAAATCAAACTGCCATTCATCTACAAGCCAAGCATCTCCGTCAACTACAAAGAACATATCTGTCTTGGCCAATTTGGCTGCTGCTTTGTGTGCATTAAAGATACCTTCAACTCCGTGAACACGTTTTGCCCATGGTGCTTTCTCTAAGACACGCTGCCAGTTCTCATCTGCATTTGGTTCTTTGTAAGATATAAAGATAACGTCTAGGTGGTCTGCAAACAACGGAACTACTGCACCAACTTCTTTTTCACCAATAGGAGTAGCACACATTGATGCTTTAACTGCCCAAACTTTTTCTTTGGTAGTGCTAGATGATAGATACCAAACGTGTTCATAGGCTAGGTCATGCCATGGCACAACATACTCCTCATTATATTCTAATTTAGGTAGTGCTGGGTTGTATTCAATGTTAACATTTGGACTAATGTAGTCTATAATTTTACTACCTTCTAATTCTTCTGTTACTTGTATAGTAAAAGCCCAAATATCTTCTTCATCCTCTTTTAGATGTTTTCTGTCTAACATCCAAACATGTTCATAAGCAAAGTCGTGCCAGGAGATTAGATAATCTAAATCGTAATCTAAATTAGGCAATTCAGGATTATATATCACAGTAAACTCAGGAGTAATTGTACCAAGCCATTTCCATTCTTTAGGCTTACGCCACATAGGAATAAACTTTACAACCCATAAACGTTCATTGTTAGTTTGATGTATGGGATCAAGCTCGTAGGCACATTCGTGAGCTAGATCGTAGAACGGAGGACAACAATCGTTAGCGTCTACACCAATGTCAGGAAGGTGTTCGTTAAACTGGACCAATACCTCAGGCACAACAAAACCCATATCCTTGGTGCCTAATATTTCTTTACCAATAGGTTGGCAGCTAAATGCCCAGACTTTATCATCTAAGGGATTAAATCTAGGATCAATATACCATACTAACTTATAGTCTCTATCCCACTTAATAGGATCAAAGGTGCCAAATGGATCGTCTTCATAGGTGATTAATTTGTCAATGTCTGAGTTTCTAGTCCAAGCAAGTTTAGTCTTAACAATCTCCACAGTCTCGTAGCCGTGATAAGGATACCAACCATCTTTGAATATTTTAACTATCCACTTTCCTTCATAGGAGATAACTACACACTTTCGTGTGTCAGGGAGTTCTTCTATATAATACTTTAGATCAGTTCTCCACTTTTCTGGAATACCATTATTTGGATTAATGGCATAAAACTCTGCATGACCTTCACCTAGTTCGTAGAGTTGCAGATCATAGTGTAGATCGTAGCCTTGCCATTTAACTGTAAGGGCTTCTTCGTGGGGAATTTGATAGATATTGTCCAGCATTACTACTAATTATCTTAGTAGTTAACGCTGTTAAAAATATCAGGTTGGCAGTGGCACAGTACTTACATCAACTGACCAGATTTCTGGATTGGTAGCAAATGATGCAATGAATCCTCTAAACAAATGTGTCCTAGGATCATCTGGATTGAATGACTCTAATTGGTAATATCTTGAAGGAGTATCGACATCCGAATAATAATGGAAAGCACGAGTTATATTATTCAAAGTTGCGTCAAAGTCAGTATCTCCTGATAATTCTCTTAGATTATTCAGTTCAATAGTAACAGTATTGAATCCGTCATAGGTTACTATAAACATAGAACCAACACCTTGTTCAAATCCAAAATAATCAGCATAATTTAAACCATCTGTTGTTTTCTTGAGATATAAAGGAACATCATTGGCATTTAAGGCACCACTTAGGTAGGTGCCTGCTTCTGGGATTGGAATACTACAGACTGTGGACCAATAAGGATAAGGAGGTTCAATTGTTCCTGCACCAATTGATAAGTTCTTCATAGTTGCAAATAAATTTCCGCCGTCTTCATAGATAGGAGTGCCGTCCCCGCCAGCACCAACACCTATTGTAACAGTCTTAACTCCGTCAAATATATCAAAGCTAACACCAATAAAACTATTGTTGCTGCTGGCCGCACTAAACCATGTTGCTAGATTTCTGTATCTAGTATAATCAATATTGATAAATGCAGTATTAGTTATTTTAATAGTGTCAGCTATTCCTTCTACTGCAATAGTTAGAGTAGAGATATATCCAGTCGTTGTGTTATTAATATTACTTTCGATATCTGGGTCCCAGTTTATGTTAACTAAATTACTGCCTGAGGCGACTGTCCATCCATTACTACCCGACATCGAAGTTGTAAAGTTTATTGGTCGTTCGTAGTCGTCAACTCCATTTACTATCGGAATCAAATCTATTGTTGTCGTATACGACTCGCCAAGCACTGTGGTAGTAACTGATGTGCTAGTTGAAGAAGGCCTTACGCCGAACACTGATATTACGTTTTGAAGTGTGTCTATCCTGTAATAAGGAACGTCAGCTGTTGAAATCAGTAAAAGAGATTCTGGATATTCACCAATAGTGGTAGCATAGTAACTTAGATTAAATGTATAAGATCCCCCTGCTGATATTGTTGCTGGCAACGTACCAATATCAACTATTGCGGTAGTTTCATAGTCGGTTGAAGTTGTTCCAAGAAGAACAATAGCCGAGGTACCGCTGTTTAACACTGTTACTACCTTTGTTGTACTGGTTGTATTTGGAAAATAGGTAAATGTCGGTACTGGAGGAACATATAGCATCTTTGAATTAGCAGTAACACCAGTTATAGCAAACGTGTCACCATCTAAGGTCTCAGTGGTTTGTAGCACCGGTCGTGGAGCACTGTATCCTCCACGAGCAGCACCGTCAGGTCTTTTGAAACCAACGAAACTTTGGATAGGTACATAAACTGTTGAAGTCGAAGCCATGATTTACAATGATATAGTTAAAGATGCTAGCCAGGCTTTGTAGGCTTGAATCAGCGGATTGTCTTCAGGTCCTTGCCCTGTTACAAGATAAGTTATAAGTGGAGCATCTGGTAATACTTTGTGCAGTAGTTCTTTGTGTTCTACGATCATAGTTAAAAACTCAATCTTTTCAGCTTGACTTAGAGTGCTAAAATTTAAAAATGCTTGTTCTATCATTGTGTTAATTCCTTGTATTTCTTAGTTTTGGCAAACACGAAACCTATGCCCTTACAGACTGCCAGCCCCAGAGAGACTGTTAACCAGCCACGTAGGGTCCAGGGTAAATCATGTCCTGCACGACGGGCTATCTCTTTGGCAAATGCTGAGCCCACGAATTGGGCCACTGCGATGGCTATGCGTTGGCTCATGGCCTGTTGTTCTTCTTGCGTTTTCCAGAACATCAGTTTAGGCAATAATGGACGTCCTTCACCTTTAACATAGGCCACTAGTATGTCGGCCCACATCCTGTAACCTTTGTAGGCCACAGGGTTATTTTGATATAACCATACCCCAAAGGCCTGATCGTATTCGTAGATATCCTTGTCCATTAGCCCTAGCTCATAAAGAGCAGTACATATAACTTTGCCACCTCCACCGCCACCTCCACCGCCATCAGCAGAGCACGACGAACTACTGTCTGCACAAGCGCCAGGACCACTGTCTCCCCCACCACCACCTCCGTCAAATAAGCCAGGATCACCCACTGGAGCAGAAGACACAACTATATTAGCATCAAGACTTGCTTGATCTGGAAATCCATTAACTGTTCCGTAGACTGTTAGTATATTGTCATAGGTGGTTAAATTGCCATTAGAGTTAGTATAGTCCAGAGTAAAAGGAATACCAGCAGAGGGAGCTAGGCTAACTGCCAGTCCTGTAAGTGACGGGTTGGTATAAGTTGTGCTGGCCCCAAATCCTGAAAGGTCAGCTCGATGTTGAGTACCATCTGAGGTAGCAAACACTAGGCTGCTGATTGTAGCTGTGCCTGTTCCATAGTTATAAAGGGTAAAAGGTTTAGGGTCTTGTGGGAAGGTCATAGGTCTGATCTCAAATTATACAATAATATTCCAATAGCCCCTATTTGGTACTATCTCTAAATCACGTCTCTTATACTTAACAGTGAACAGTATTTGGTCTTTAGCCGCATTTCTTTCCACTGCCAAAGATATTCTAAGGGTTCCGCTGGACCAGCTTTTGGTAACCAAAGAGGTATCAGGGTTAACAAAGTAGGGCCTAGTATATTCAAACCCGCCGCGATTTTGTACATAATTAATGAAACTTACCCATTGGGTGTCTATGGTTGCGGTAGTACCTGTATTGGCATAAAATGGTTTGTAAATGAAATAACCACCTTGATTAAAGAAGTAACGTGCAGTCAGCGGAGTAGTCCAGGCTGCGTTGACCTTGTGTGTGATCTCAGAAGTGGCTTCCATGTCCCAGATCAAGGTTCTTGTGCTGGTTCCATTGGTGGTATTCCAAGTTTCACTGGTCACTGGATCTGCAAAGAATTGATTAGGGTGGCAGATGTAACGCTGACCCAGAATCTCATTGACACCGCTGTAGACTGCGTTACTGAGTGTGCTGTTCACTATGGTAGTGTTGGACACAATGGTTGTATTAGTTCCTGTATCAGTAACGTGTATGAATATGCTGTTAAGGTCGCGCTGTAGGTAATTCCAATCTTGAGCTCTAATCTTGGTTTTGGTGCTGACCGGACCACTCCAGGGCACTGGAACACCATATCCATTCTCCCCAATGCCTATAATGTCATTGATAACAGTGTAGCTGTCCATGTAGTCAGCAACAGTGGCAGTAGATCCGGGAGAAATGGGAAAAGTCATAATCAACTATTTAGCCCTAGTTTTATTTGCTGGGTTGAACAAACAATTAAATACGTATATAATAGTATATCAAAGGAACAGCCAAATTGTCTAAGAAACTTGGAATCATACAAACCCGGGGCCTGGGTGACATTATCATAGCTCTGCCCATAGCCCTACACTATCACGAGCAAGGGTATCACGTGCATTGGCCCGTGGTAGACGCTTGGGTAGAACAACTATCAGCCCAGGCCCCCTGGGTCAAATGGATACCCATACAGCCAGACCAGGGTGCCTTCTTCTATGACACACCCATGGAGCGTCTCAAGAACTTCAAGGTAGACGAAGTCATTTGCCTGTATCAGGCCCTGACAGGCCACCCTGAGTTTACCAGTGAACCTTGGTTCCAACACACCGCATTTGATCAGTACAAATACATACGTGCGGGGGTGCCCTTTAAAGACAAGCTACGCCTGGCTGAATGTATCACCCGTGACCCAGCTAGAGAGGGTGCCCTCTATGATCAGCTCATAGGCACAGCCAGCCCACCCTACATTGTCACACATCTCAGCAGCAGTGAGCAGACCGTCAAGTATGACCCAGCAATCATACCCGAGGGTTGGATGACCATCAACATCACCAATCAGGGTCGCATATTCGATTGGATCCGGGTCATAGAGGGTGCAGAAGCGGTGATCATGACGGACAGTGTATTTGCCAATCTAGTAGATGGCCTGGACATCCAGGGTCCGGAACGTTATTTCATCCCACAGCATCACATACAGCTATCCGCAACATTCCTGGGCAACTGGAGTTATCTCGCCAATCCAGAACTCAAGCGCGGTGCCATCATATTTGGAGCAGGCTAACATGAGAATACTAGCACCCATAAGCCTGGGCGAGTTAATCGACAAGATCACCATACTGGAGCTCAAACAAGAGTATATCACTGACCCAGCTAAGTTAACCAATGTAGAACACGAACTAGATGAGCTCAATAACATTTTGGGCAACCTACTTATTAAAACACCCCTACAGGATGAGCGCGAAGCGCTAAAAGCGGTAAATCGTGCGCTATGGCACATAGAGAACTTCAAACGTGAGTGCGAGGGCAACGGCCGCTTTGATCGTGCGTTCATTGAAGCTGGTCGTGAAGTCTACTTGAAAAACGATGAGCGTGCCCGTATCAAACGTGAAATCAACACTCTCACAGGTTCAGCGATTGTAGAAGAAAAGAGCTACAGTTAACTCAGTCGCAGACTTTCGAACTCAGTGAATCCGTGGGCCAGCAAGAGATCAAGGTTGGTCTGATGCCAATCAACTATTCCCTCGTGGAATTCTTGATGGTCCTCAATGTGGAAACGATCAGCTAGGTAATGGGGTTCACAGATAATTCGACGTAGATCTAAGAGGCTGCCCCCGTGTTGCCGCACATGTTTTAGATAGCCCACAGACTGGGCTTGATGCAGGGAAGGCTGAAAATAACCGTGATACAACTGCGAAGCTGTGAGCTCAAAGGCCTGTTCCAGGGTCAACGGGTTGTCCTTGACCACCAAAGCTCTATACAACACAAAAGAAGCGTGATGCAGGTCGTGATCCAGCATGTATGCTTGAACCTCATCCAGTGAATACCTACCTTCCAGCGCGGTAATACCACGTGCTGTGCTGTGTGCTAGGAATTGACTGGGAGTTGCCCGGACCTTGATCACAGTCAGGGCCTGTGAGTATTCTCTCCAAAGCCCCACAGAGGTTAAAAAATGGCAGGGATGTTCAGTGAATAGTTCAGCTTCTACCTTGTGCATACGAAACAAAGGCACCCCACTGAGCTCAAAGAACTGCTCACAGTCAGACAAATTAGAGTCAGTGACCAATTCAGCTTGGACTAAAATGTCAATGAGATTCTGTCTGGATCCAACTTCAAAGGGCAGTTTATTCATTATATACCCATATAGTTCTGGATAGGCAATCATGGTGCGATTGAGCTCGGAGTTCACAGTGGACTGGGTTTGTTCCGCGTGTCGATGAACACTGCTGTATTGTCCAATTCGATTGGAGAAGAACTCGCCACCCTCACCCCCACTGTAAACTAGGAATTCCTGTGGTCTGTCTAACAATGCATTGAGTCTAAGTAGTAGTTGAGGTTGGATCATAGTCATATATTTACTCAAACAAGTCTTGATCTCTACGCCTAGTCAACTCTGGATCTATAAGGTAAGCCCAAGCTAGCTCAGTCTCCCGTATATACATACAAACACCCACGGTCTGTGCTTGAGTGTATACAGCAATAGGATCAAAACGATCTAGCTGATCACCACTGTAATAACTGTGTACGCAACATAATCTCATAGTGTATATAGTTATACATGAAACTGCCCAAAGCTACCCTAGAGAGCGACTAGATCATATATACATAACTCACTGTGAATACAGTATAGCATACAGTGAATAGCTATGTATACACTCAAATACCCCGCTGTAGCCCATAGTGGTCTTGCACATAGAGCACAGTATATATAGCGTGTATAGGGAGAATACCCCGCTGTAGGGGCCGTCAGGGGGCGGTGGGAGAAGGGTGGTCTATGGTGGGAGAACCTGGGGAGAAAGTTGGAAAAGTTTGGAAAAGTATTTGACTATAGCCTCTCAACCCCACCATGACCTCACGATTTCTACTCTAAAAAACCGTGGAAAAGGCTGTCAAACTGCCCCAAATTGGTGGAAATTCCGGCCAAAATCTCCTGAAATCTTCCTATTTTTGTCACTTATTAGCCACACTTTTGGTTGCTCTTGAACCAGTTCTAGTGTATAATTACTGTATGCACAGTAGTATATACTATGTATAGGGCCGTTAGCTCATTAGGTTAGAGCAGTGGACTCATAATCCATTGGTGCGGTGTTCGAATCACCGACGGCCCACCATAGTGTATATATACAGTATATAGAGTTGATAAACCCGAGGATGCAGGATATATGCTGAAGCTAGAGATCAGGAGCTAGAAGTCTGGGAGATCTTGAATGACAGATGAGGGGCGACCTAGTCTAACCGTTACTGCGCCTAACCAATAACCATATTCTTCTAGTGGTTAGGGCTCATTATCGAGAGATAATAGGAATAAGTTGGCGGGGATTATATAACGACACCTGCGTATATATAATACTGATAATAGGGATAATGTTTTTGGCATTATCCCTATTATCTTTAATATTATTCTTCGTCTATATAATAATCAAATGCACTAGCTAATGCATTAAATGCATCCTGTATGTCGACATTATCCTCATAATCCTCCATAATAATGTCTTGCATTTGCAACATTAAGCTAGTAAGTTTATCTTTAGTATTATCTGACATTTTAGTTTCCTTTTTAAGTTAATAATTAAACAAATTCTATATTATCTGTGCGACAGTGCTTTTTAGCAGTTTCTGTTAAACGAGATACTTCTGCTTGTAACTCCTCATAATTAATATCTCCGCTAACATAAGCGCATTTTGCTTGTGTTGGGAATATATGCACAATATCCCCATTTTCTTTAACTTTAGTATGTACGTTAAATGCGACAACTAGTTTATATAATTCTTTTTGTTTATTATAAACAAGTTTTGCTTTAGCAAGTGTATTAAATGCAGTACTTAACATAGGAGCTCCTTTTTAGTGTATGCGTGTATTATAGCGCAATTTTGGAGTGCCGTCAAGTGTGGCTTTATATACACACTTGTTTTTGCGGGTCTTTAGTTGACATAGTGGTAAAACCATGTTATAATTATGACATGGACACAAACACTAACACTCGTAAGAAGCGCACCGACCGCAATCATATTATATATGAGCTGGTCGTGAATGGCAAGAACTACATTGGTGTGACAGCTAAGACTGAGTCCACTGTCAACAAGAGCGTTCTAGCTCGTGCCGCAAAGCATTTTTATCGTGCAAAGACTGAGACCAAGAACTGGCTCTTGTGTGCAGAGCTTCGTAAGCTGGCTGACAAGTCAGAGATAGAAGTATACGTGCATGAGATCATACGTGGCAAGAGTGCCGCACACAAGAGGGAAGTTGAGCTTCGCAGGATGCTCAAGCCTATTTTAAACACTGACACTAGAGGAGATTGATATGAAGACAGCCAAAGTTGAGGGACAGACAGTTACCATCGGAGACTGGGTCGGCTTCAAAGCTGACATTGAACAAAGCGGACAGATCGTAGACATCAAGTCTAGCTACATGGGGCAGGCTCTTGTCTTAGAGAACAAGGGCGGCTTCCATGGTGACTATATCGGTGGGGAAACAATAACCACACAGGAAGCCAGGGATTGTTGGCTGGAAGGTTGACAACTTGGTAAAACCATGTTATAATTGTCTTACACTAACAAGGAGTTGATATGCAAACACCAATGCCAACAGAACAGCCCAAAGAGGGTTATGAGTGGGTCTGGAACATGATGAGCCGAGTATGGGTCCAACAAGAAAAGGACACACCTTGGGCTTGCCGTGTAGATTCAGAATCTTACTGGAGTTCTTGATATGATTAAATGGGAATGCCAGATGTTCTACAAGGACAAGCTATACACGGGCCACTATTGGACGGATGAGCTGAGTTTGGCACGTGCCCGTCGTAAGGTTGCAGAATTACAACGATATCATCCTGCAATGCGATTTACGTTGACAGACTGGGAAAAAGGCAGTATAATCAATTTACACACTAACACTAAGGAGCTGGCATGAGCATTCAAACAGTAACAGCAGAGATCCTGCAGGGCAACTTCACCAATGATCAGTTGTCGTCGATCATTGACTCAGTTAAGTATGCTCGAAGCAAGCTGACTCGACACACTATCCGCAGTCTGCAGGTAGGCGACAACGTTAGCTTCGACAGTGCCAAAATGGGCCGCAACGTCACCGGTGTAGTGATGAAGATTGCTATCAAGTATGTCACGGTCCGAACAATCGCTGGGTTGTGGAGAGTTCCTGCTAACATGTTAACACTAGTAGAAGACAAGGAATACGCATAATGACACGCTATTACGACGAACTGGCTGTATACGAACGCAACGGCTTTGACGTTATTGTGGACAAATCATATGAAGACATGGATCCCAAAGACTGTTTCGATGACTCCTGCTTCGATCTCAAAGAGATGTACAGCGACATCGAACACGGGAATCTTGACTGGTTCATGCTCCGTGTCCGAGTTATGGTTGAGAACATCGAACTCAGTTCACAGTTCCTGGGCGGATGCTTATACAAAGACGCCCGCGAAGTCCTTACTGACGGGACTGCCGAGGACCTCATTGCTGAAGCGTTGGTAGAAGCTAAGAAGGATGTCTATAGACTGTATAAGAAGTTCCAGGACATCAGCTGGGAACTCGATGCTGAAGGTTGTAATGTATGAGCTATAGAAACATAGACGAAGTACTACAGTGGGTCGGAGCGGTATTAATTGTAGCGGGCCACGCACTCAATGCCATTGGTCCAGAGGTGTATCCCTACAATATTGCAGTGTTCGCCTTGGGAACTGTGATGTTCTTGGCCTGGGCTTATCGTGTGGGAAATAAGCCACAGATGGCAGTTAACGTAGTATCAATAGCCATAGGGCTTGTAGGGTTATACAAAGCTGTTGGTTGACAAACTGGTAAAACCTTGCTATAATTAGCACATGGACAGTTAGAAAAGAGTTAGAGGTTACCTACACCGTTAGGTACTTAAGGCGAGGACTGTGGGGCCGCCCACGCTCAATCTAAGTATATGAAATAGGTCAGCAATGACTGGAGAAGCGACGGAGTATGTAGGCAGTAATGATGAAGGCAGACGATCTAGCAGACGGTGCTAGCGCCTAGTCCGGAGTTCCTTTAATTCTTTTCTAACTGTCCATTAGGGGTTGACAGGTTGGTAAAACCATGTTATAATACACACATACACTAACAAGGAGCAACTATGCGAGCACTACAAGAGTTCATTGCACAGAAGAATCACTGGAACAGCTTCTTCAACGGCGAGCAGTATGAGATCAAAACAGCCCGTGGTCGTCAGCGTGTCGCAGATATGATTGATGCGGCCCTTAGTCCTGAGAACTTGACCTGCGATGGGGAACTTCCTCGCGCAGAGGTCAATCGGAGATATAAGGAGCTGATGACTGCGGCTAAGCAGTTGAAGAAGTTGGACCCTGCTGTTAAGTTCTACGAATACGAAACGGAGATCTAAGATGAAAGTTCTTGTTACAACCGTACTCCGTCAGGAGATTGAAGTGCCAGATGGGTGGGAGAAAGCTCACGTCTTGGACTTCCTTGCAGAGTATCAATCGTTCCGTACAGCCTTTCAAGGTGTCAGCAACGAAGACCAAACAGCCCGTATCATCGACATTGGTGTCGTTGATGAAGAGATTGCAGAACTTTCGGAAGGACCTTACTAATGCCTAATTGGTGCAACAACTCGGTAGAGATCTACCACGATGACCCTAAGATGCTTGAGCGTGTTCGCTCTGCGTTCAACGGTGAAGGCTTGCTAGGAGAGTTCATCCCAGTGCCTAAAGAGTTAAGTGATACTGTATCTGGATCGTTTGGTGATACAGACGAGCAGGCCAAGCTTCTAGAGAAGACCAAAGCCAACATCGAGAAGTATGGCTACGGCAACTGGTATGACTTCTGTGTCAACGAGTGGGGCACTAAGTGGGAGATTGGTGCAGACGGCAACCCTGCACAGGACATCCCAGGCGGATTGATGTTAGGCTTCGACAGTGCGTGGTCACCTCCGATTGCTGCCTATGAAAAGTTACAGGCCATGGGCTTCCGTATCCGTGCAATGTATTGCGAGTCAGGTATGGCCTTTGCAGGCATTTGGGACAACGGCAATGACGACTACTACGAATACGGTGACTTGAGTAGTGTTGAGATTGCTGAAACATTGCCTGTGGAGTTAGATGAGGCGTTTGGTATCAGTGAGAGTGCCGCAGAGTGGGAAGCAGAAAACGAAGAAGATGACGAGAACATTGACATTGACTTGGACGGTGGGCTGTCAGCTACTAACGAATAACCCTAAGCCCGGAAGGGCTTTTGGTTGCTCGTTTTGCAAAAGTTTGCTATAATACGTATACACTAAACAAAAAGGAGCTCATATGTTAGCAAATAAACACATTGTCGCTATTAATCAGTTAATGCTTAATACAACTGCGGAATATATTAACTGTTTTGCTAAAGACGAATCTGATATTGATCAGTTTAAAATGTATACTAGCGATATTGCACATAATATCGCCGCATTAGATGTTTTTAATAATACATTTGATGTTCAGCAACTGCACAATAATATAATGTATCAGGATACTCTTGTACGCGAGTTTTATATTAGTGTGTTATTATATATTGAGAATAATAAGTTAATACCCGCTAAAATGTTTTGTTGTAATTAAACAACAAAGGCCCTGCTAGCTGTAGGGTCTTTGGTTGACAAACTGGTAAAACCTTGCTATAATAGACACATACACTAACAAGGAGCAGACATGGACAGAGACGAATACCTAACAAAGCTAGACGAAGTTGTTGAGCTGTTAGATCGTGC